ATGATCGCCTTCATGGTCAAGAAGTACTCGCTGAAGTTCTTCTCCTTGATGACTTGGAGCTCATACTTCAGGCGCTCGATGTACTCAGGCTTCTGGTGGAGTCCTCGCTTCACAAGTCCTTCCTTGCAAGCGTCGAGGAGAGCCTTTGCCGCCGTCTTGCCCTCAGGAATGACGTAAGTCGGAAGCTTCATCGAAGTGTCAGGCTTGACTTCACCGACGATGTCGTGGGCGATGAAGTGGGTGCGCTCGATCGCGTCGACAATCACTTCGTCATCGTAGAATGTGTAGCCGTTCTTGACCTGCTTGTAGGTCTCCCAGACCTGATTTGCATTCTTGGGATAGAGCTCGCACTTGAGATCATCGCGAGACTTTGGAAGAGAGTCAGGATTGATCTCAGTGTGGTTGAGCCATCCCAACTTCTTGTAGATTTCCCGCTCGCGCCAGTGCTCAGGTCGAGAATAGTGGGAATCGCAAGTAACCACAAGGTGTTGCGTCATCGAGTTCTTCTTCGCAAACTCGATAATTGCGCGGTTCACAAGGTGCTGTGCGGGTAGCTTATTGAACTGTAGCTCTAAGAAAGTATTCTCAACGCCGACGGCATCAACAAGCTGGTCAACTGTGTTTCCAATCTCCCGCATTACCTTCTCAGCCAGATCTCGGTTATCGAGAATGTGAGCATCAAGGTCATTGAACCCGTACTTCTGGAGCTCTTGGAACACAGAGTAGGCAACTGGTCCACCAATACAGGCGGTAGAAACCAGGAGGTCACCCTTTGATGCCTGCTTCAGCATCTTGTAGTCAATTCGCGGGAACCGATAGAAGCCATCAGAGTAACCACGAGACACAAGGTGGAACAGCTTCTGCAAGCCAGAAGAATTCTTCGGAAGAACCACAAGGTGGTGACGGCGCTTCACGGGATCGAAGAACTTAGAAGACTTAGTCTCGTCTTCGTTCTCGACCGTGAGGCTAGCACCCTCTGACTCGACATTGGTGGTCTCATCGTCGCCATCTACCGTTGCAACAATCTTCTTCTCAAGCTGGAGCTCGGGAAGCTTGCCTTCTTTCGAAAGAGTGTAGTGGCGACTCCACTCAGAGAGATCGGGATGAACGTACATCTCGCAGCCAGGAATGAACTTGAAGTGCTTGCCTGCCTTGTGCATCTTCTCCGCATGGAGATAGGCATGCGCAAATCCATTCATCTGTCCGTGATCGGTAAGGCTCCAGCCATCAAGGCCGTTCTCAACGCAGAAATCGATGTGTTCTTGCGGATAGCCAAGACCGTCAAATGTGCTGAATCCGCTGTGAGAATGGAGACCAAAGAACTTTGTCGGGATTCGGTTGCTCATGTCTTCCTGTGGGGGTACACTTGATTATACCACAAGCGCGTGGCATCTTCAAGAGAAAGTTTGGGCCCGTAAAGGGCCCATGGTTCATATCTTCTTTATGGCTTCTTGTTGCCAGCCCTTGCTGACCTCTCCATTCACCAGCAAGTCATAGAGATAAAAGCACTCAAGTTCGCTCTCGTAGGGATTGACCTCTCCTCCAACGTTATCGTCATCAGTAATCCTACAGGCAAGAACAATTGCTGGAGTGTCTTCCCAGATATACAGAGGACTTTCGCGCCACTCTCCGGTTGGAGTCAGCTCATCTGTCCAGCAAGGAGTGTGCCCAGGCTTGGTGAATACAACAAGCTCGCCAGCGCTGAACTCAGGGCGCTCAATTAAAGAATCCTGAACCGCTCTTTGTGACGTTGTCAAACTTCTGCTTCTCTTCGATCGCATCGTTGAGCTCCTTCACCATCTTATCGAGATTCTGCTCGAATACTTCCTTGTATTCGGGGCATACAAATAGATTGTCATCTTCTGCGGTGAGCTCAAGGGTCCTGAGGTTGTCTACAATATCAGTGCCAGTCACCATCGCGAGCTGGACAATCTTTGCAATCTGCGCAATCACGTCATCTGAGAACTTGTACTTCATTTTTTCCTCACGTTTGAATGTCTGGACACCAGTGGGTCGTTCGGCCATCTGGCGTTTCCTCACGCAAGACCTTGTTGCCATGCATGTCAGTGTCTCTACTGTAAACAAGGAAGCGCTCAGAGTATTGGCCGACAGCGCCGTTCATATCAGAGTAGCTCTTGATCGTTGCGCCGCCTGACTGATAGCTCGCCCGGATCACCTTCTTGATGCTGGCGTTCAGCGTCGAAAGCTCCATGCTCGATAGATGGCTGACCTTTCGGTAGGGACTGATCTTTGCAAGCCATAGAGAGTCGGCCTTGAGATAGTTTCCAACGCCAGAGATCACAGACTGACTCATGATAGCCTCGCAAACAGTCTTGTTTTTCATCTTCATTAGTCGCTTTGCGAAGACATCGTCTGGCACGTCTTCAAACAGCATGTCGGGACCGAGAGTGTCGAGCTTCTTCACGGTCTCATCCTTGTCCTGGACAAGCTTGAATGTGCCAAAGTTCCTGGCATCGGTGAAGTACAGCACATCACCATCCTGGAACTCGATCATCACTCGAGCGTGAGAACTGCGCTCGGTCTTCCAGCTCCCTGACATCCCCAGCGTGTTCCAGATGAACTGGTCGCCGTCAAGGGCGGCAAAGATGAACTTTCCTTTCACGCCCCAACCCTCGACCTTTGCTGGCAGATTCACGGTCGACAAGCCCTCGATTGGCTTCTTCAGGTATCGACCACTGAGCGGCGTGATCGCCGTAATGATCTTTCCAGTGCTGAACTTTGCCAGATTATCAGTGATCCGGCGGCACTCAGGTCCTTCAGGCAATTGCGTATTCCTCCTTGAGCCAGTCGTGGTACAGATTCAATGCGTGGTCTCTTGGTTCTACTTGCTGCCAGTCTCCAACAACAAAGATACGGTAGGCATCATCAGCGTACTTCCCGCAACCGTGTAGATCTTTTGCCGTCTTCCATTTGCCAGCAAGGTACTCGGAAGAGAACCTGATCAGTGTAGAAGTGCGCTTCTTGGACATACCCAGCGACTTGATAATTTCCTCAAGGTCAACAGGGTTTGCGCGAGACATTGAAGTTGCGTCAGGATACTTCTGGAACAGCTTAGGCAGCACAGCCCTGACCTGCTTGTTTGTAGTGAGGTTCAAGAGCAAGCAACACACCAGGATCTTCCAGGTGTCGCCAAAGTAGGGCTCTTGGACCAGATTGTGAGGGGACTTCGGTGGTTGCCAGCTCATATTGGCAGAATATCACACCGAGCTAGAATTTTCACATGTATTTCATCATTGCTATTGCCGAGACCATAACAAACTGAACTACCGCAAAGATCGTGATGGCCTTGGTCTTGAACTGGTTCAGCTCATCAATCTGCTTAATCTTCTCACGGAGCTGCGAGGGGGACGCGACATCGTCGATCTTATCCTTCCAATCGCGAAGCTCCTTGACCTTGTCTTCCTTCAGGCGGAGCTCAGCAATTTCCTGCTTCAGATCAGCGACCTCATGCCGGAGCGAATTGATTCCAAGTGCTAGTGTCTCTAGCTCCTTGAGTACAAGTCTGGAATATTCGTTCCAAGAATTCTGCGCTGGATCCATTGCCACTCCGGGGTTGCACTTCTAAAAGCTATTTATCTCTTTCGCTCGAAGTGTGCTCCCATCGCAACAGGCCAGATGCTGGATGCGATATATCTGCATGCCTCAGCAGCCCTCTGGATTTCCCATTGGGCTCCCTCGTGGGTGCGCAGGTCAATAAACCTAAGCAAATTGTTTAGATTGCATGTGCCATAGTACTCAGTGTAAAGGTTCATCGGCAGCACACCGCGGGCCTGCTCACGGCAAACTCCGGCTTCCATCAGCTCGTGGTACAAATTCACGGACTCATTGTGGAATACCTTGATTGCATCAGAGGCAGTGCGACCATAACTGGCAACGTGCGGGTTCACTAGATTGTCAGTATTGCTAGCCTGGCGGTTGGACTTGTGCTGGGTCCTGAGCTCTAAGGGCTCATAGAACTCGAGATTCTCCTCAGTGTAGCGCCGAGAGATCTCATTGTAGGACCAGGTCCTGTGGCGGTGGTGCTGGGAGCGCACAAAGAGCGGCACCTTGAACCTGAACGTGATCACGTTGTGCTCGAGGGTCGAGGTATGACCATGGTCCATCAGATACTTGATGAGTTTCTTATCCTTATCGTCTAGCTCTTCCTTCGACTTTCCAAATGAAACTCGCGCAGAGTTGACCACAGTGAGATCTGTTCCCATGTGCTGGACATACTCTACGCTACCAATGCCATCGTCATACAGCTCGACCCTCTGCATCTTCACTCCAGCTCGATATTGACATCCACAGAGACGGTGAGCTTTGGGATGCGGAGGTGGTTTGCGAGGTTGTGCTTCTTTGCCTCTGCCGCGTCGAGATACCAGTCGGCGTGACCACGCTCGTGGACGATCTTCAGGAAGTAGTCTTCCGGCTTGCCGCAGTTTCGAGCCATCATCTCATAGACCTTGCGGTTGAGGCGCTCGACCTCCTTCGCATCCGACTTGATCTCCTCGACCTTGCCCCACGCTCCACTGGAGACATCGTGAATCATCACGGTGCCGTTGCTATCCATGAAGCGCATTCCCTCAGTGCCGAAGCTGAAGAGGATTGCACCGCAAGACATTGCCTTCCCCTCAACGATAGTGGCCACGGGAAGCTCTGAAGACTGAATTGCAGAAATCATTGCCATGAGCGAGTACACTTGGCCGCCGTACGAGTCGATTACGACGGGAATCACCTTCTGGCCCGTGGAGTGGGCCTTGGCCATTGCGACCTGAAACTCCTTTGCAGATTCCTCGTCAAACTTGTTTACGCGGACGATAATTGGCAGGCTCCGGAGCTCGCATTCCTTGATAAGCGAGCTCACACTGGACTTCCAGATCATTCTCTCTCCTGTTGTTGTCGTTATCTAACTCTTAGATTCTAACCACACTTGGAATATGAACAAGACTTACAGGTGATACAGCCCTCTTGGTAGATCAGATCTGTGGAGCTGCACTCAGGGCAGGACTTCCCAGCTGACTTTGTCCCGTCGGGAATGTAGCCCTTCAGTACCCTCGCAGTGACCCTAGAGAAAGAGAACATGTCAGAGGCCTTATCCTTCTGGACTTGCTCTACGATGTACTGGATGGGAACTGCGTGCCTCAGAGCAAGGCTCATCGTCCTGGTGAAGGCACCCTGCGTCGGGTTGTCGAAGATTGAGGCGATGTCCTTAAATACGACCTCATCGTCACCAATCGGTACCTTCAAGTTGTAGGTGGTTACGCCGTCCTTTCGACCATTCTTGGTGAGGATTCCGGTCTTCGCCTTCTTGGGAATCTCAACCTTCTCTGCGAGTCCGCAGAATATCTCGTAGGGCTTGCCTTCCAGCAGGCCGACGAGGATCATCCAAGACTCGGTGCTTTCCCCGTTCTTGACGTTCGCACGGTGGATGTCGCACTGGAGGTCCTTCGGGCGCTTTGGAGCGTGCTGGACAGTCTTTGGTTCGTCCTTGGGCTTGTCTGCAACTAGAACGCCTGTCCTGCACCCATCTCTATAAACCGTGAACCCCTTGCAGCCCGTCTTCCAAGCCTTCATGTAGACCTGAGCGACCGTCTCTCTAGTGGCATCACCTGGCAAGTTGCAGGTCTTTGAGATCGAGTGGTCAATCCACTTCTGAGCCGCGGCCTGGATCTCGACGCTCTTCACCCAGTCGATATCATTTGCTGTGCCGCCCCAGTAGGGGCTCTCCTCGGGATTTGTCTTTCCTGTGGCATCCATCCACTTCTTGAACCAGTGGTGGTACACAGTGAACTCTTGCCACTTATCGCCGAGCTCATCGACAAAGTCTGCCGGCGTATTCCCGTCATTGACGTTGATCTTCTTGCGACGCTTGTAGGAGAGCAAGAATGCCGGCTCAATGCCGCTGGTCGTCTGCGTGAGCATCGACACAGATCCCACTGGTGCAGTTGTCGTGAGAGCAATATTACGTCGGCCAGTCTTCTTCCACATGTCAATGGCATCAGGGTGGAGAGAATTAGTAACCTCCATGACTCCCCTTAAGTACTTGTGACCCTTCTCCTTCTCGTAGTCCCACACTGGGAATGCGCCACGCTCCTGCGCCATCACAAGAGAAGAATAGTGCGAGTACCTAGCGAGCCAGCTGTAGATCACCTCAGTCATGTGAATTGAGTTATCAGACCCATACTTTTGATTAAGCGCCGCAAGAGCATCTCCGAGCCCAGTCACTCCAAGTCCAGTGCGCCTACCATTGAGTCCAGCCGCGCGGATCTTGTGCCAGAGGTCGCGCTCGATCTTCTTTACGTGATCTGGCTCAGGGTCCTTATCAATCTTCCCAAGAATTCGGTCGACGCACTCAACCTCGAGGTCAACAAGATCGTCCATGAGCCTCTGGGCGACATAGACAGTCTTTCCGAATTCTTCAAAATCAAATTCTGGTTTTTCGGAGAACGGGTTATTGACGAACGACGTCAAGTTTACAACCATGAGTCGGCAAGAGTCGTATGGGCTGAGTGGGATCTCGCCACAGGGATTCGTTGAGATCGTCCTGTAGCCTTCATCGTAGTAGCAATCAACGATTCCCTGATCGACTACAGTGTCCCAGAAGAGCGCACCCGGCTCGGCAGAAGACCATGCGGCATCAACAAACTTTTCCCAGACCTGCTTTGCGCTGACCGCCTTTGTGATCTCAGCTTCCTCTGGGTTCTTCTCAACTGGCCAGCGGAGCGTGAATGTGGAGTCAGACTCCACCGCCCTCATGAACTCGTCAGTGAATTTGATCGAGATATTTGCACCAGTCACCTTCTTCAGGTCACGCTTGATGTCGATGAATGTCTCGATCTCCGGATGGCGACAGTCGATGGTGAGCATAAGCGCGCCTCGGCGGCCACCCTGAGCGACCTCACGGCAGGAGTTCGAGAAACGCTCCATGAAGACACCGATGCCGTCAGTGGTCTTGGCAGCATTGGAAGTGTTCATGCCGCGTGGTCGAATTGTGGAGATGTCCATTCCGACACCTCCACGCCGCTTCATGATCTGCACCTGCTCCTGGTCAGCAAACAAGATTCCGCCATAAGAGTCATTGGGCTGCTCGATCACAAAGCAGTTTGAGATGCTCTGGATCTGGTAGTCATTGCCGATACCAGACATCGGAGACCCCTGAGGAATGATATACTTGAAGTCCTTCAGGTATCCGTAGATCTGATCTTCACTCAGTGGATTCGGATACTTCGCCTCAATCCTCGCAAACTCTCTTGCAAGACGGCGATGCATATCATCAGGAGTGTGCTCGAGCAAGTTTCCCGACTCGTCCCTTAGGGCATACTTGCTCAGGAAGACGTTTGCGGCGAGCTCGTCGCCATTGAAATACTCAACTGCCTCAGACATTCTTGCTACTCCTTATTTCCTTCCACTTCTGCTGCAAAGCCGTCTTCATATCATTCCCATCCTGGGACATGGCCTCATTCAGAGTGAGACATTTTTCATCCAGGACTTCAAACTTAGACTTCGAAGTGTCAATGTTTAGTGGGAACAAGAGTCCGTCCTTTCCTGCACGGTTCTTTGCCACGAAAAGTCGGCCAGATCCATTCGCTTTTTCGGTCGACTTCCTTGAGATCGACACCACGAGGTCTGCAACCATCGCCTTTCCATAGGCTTCACTCATGTTCTCAAGTCCAACGATGTCAGAGTTTGCAGAATCTCTGTTTGCCTGAGAGGCAGTCCAGATCGGAACGCTGATCTCCATTGCCAGGTTGCGCAGCTCCTCGTATACCAGCTTCAGTTCGTGGCGGAGAGAGTCAAACGTTCGTGAAGACCTCATGATATCAGCGTAGTCAATGAGTATGACGCCTGGCTTGAACCCCTTGAGCAGAAGCTTATCGAGGTGATTCTTGAGTGTCATCACGCTGGCAGTACCAGTGGGATATTCCTTGATGAATAGTCGGCCGTACTGTTTGTTCTTGTAGTGCTCGATGACCTCTTCCTTTCTCTCGCAGATCTCATTGCTTGGAATGTCGAGCAGATTAGAGTCGTACCTGAGACCCACCGCCTCTTCAGAGAGCTCAAATGTGTAGTGCACCACGTTCTTGCCCTGGCGCATCGCGTTAGCTCCCATGGCAGTCAACCAGTGGGACTTTCCTACGCCGGTGTTTGCGACCACTACAGCCAGCTCACCCCTACCAAGACCGCCACGGAGAATATCGTGCGCATCAAGCCTGACCACGCCAGTCGGGCAGACTTGTCGATTGCTCTTTGCAAATCGCGTCTCCATGTCTTCAAAGAAATCATGGCCCGTAGTATTTGCCATGCCGATCGAAACTGCCGTCTTCATCAGGCCGACAACAGACTCATAGTTGTCTTTCGAGATCATCTCGACAGACTTCTCAAGAGCCTCCTTGAAGGCCTGCCGCTTGCAGAAATCTAGCGCCTTTTCCTTGACATAGCTGTGATCGCCAATATCAGGATTTGCGCGCATGCGCTGGAGGAACTCTACAACTTGCTCCTTGAGAATAATGTCGCTGTCGTTCACCAGAGATTCTCTGGCGATGTTGACAAGGAGCTGAGGAGTCGGGAAAGTTCGGTACTTTGTGAAGTACGAGAAGTACTTGTCGCTCAGGAAAGTCAGGTAACGGAGCTCAAAATAGTCTGGGTGCATGACCTCAGCCATCTGAGAGGCCCACCTGTTGTCAGTCAGAAGGCACTGGAAAACCTTTTCCTGGAAGTGCTTCCCATACTGGGCGAAGTGTGCAACGTTACCTTTTGGAGACAAGCTGTGTACCTGCTCGGACATTAATACCTCAACGGTTGAGTAGTGAGATTGACATGAAGAACTTGTTGACGTCGAATCCCTGGATTCCATTTTGATTCAGGACGCGGATGAAGTTCAGTTTATTCGGCTGTGGGGCAGGAGTATCGATTGAGTATGTGAGCTTCTTGATGTGCTCTGCTGAGAGATTGGCAATATCGAGGTACATCAATTGCCAGTTCCTCTTTGCTATCTCTCCCTCTTCAGCAACATTCTGGAAGAGCTGCACCTTTGAGGACTTCGACAGTTCCATGCATTTGGTAACTATGTCATCCACCGAGATGTGGTCTTCACCAGACAGCTCAGGAAAACGCTTCATCATAGTGGGGAAACCAGCACCTTTTACCCCTGGGAGTCCGTCAGAGCCATCTCCAACAAAACACCTGACGGTGCAAAAATTCTCTGGACCGCATCCGAAACGCTCTTTCAGGGAGGCTGGAGTGATGTAAGACTTCTGGCCTGGAGACCAAACGGTGATTCTTTCTTCTGAGAGAAGCTGATAGTAGTCTTTGTCTGAAGAGACAATGATAATCTTCCGATCTTGAAAGCAATTCTTGGCGATGTAACCGATCGCATCGTCGGCCTCGCAATTCTCAACATATAACTGCTTCACTCCTGTCGATTTCAGGAGATTCACAATACAGTTGACTTGCTCGTTCCTGTTCCCAACTGTCGTTGGAATATCGTCCTCATAGTAGCGATTGAGCTTTGCGGGCCGACGCCCATTCTTGTAGTCTGGAAAGATGGCTCGTCGGCGAGCTGATCCACCACCTTCCCAGATCACATAGAGCCTGTCTGGCATGTTCTCATCTACGAGAAGCTGAAGAGACTTGAGGAACCCGACCACGCCGCCAACATGATTTCCATTGGTAGACATTGATGGGTTTACCACAAAGTGGCGCATGAACAGGTTCAATGCATCCACTAGCATGATCGGGCGTTCCATTAGTAGTCCTCTGGCCCAGCTCCCAGAGCCTCACCCATCTCCATTGCGACTGCTCGGACCTCCTCATAAGACTCAGGGTCGATGTCGATGTCGTTCACGCCAACAGTGGTCCGGATGAGAGTCTTTGCCAGAAGTCCATCAACCCAGGGCTTGAACGTCGGATCCTTCCAGATGTCACCGAAGTCAGCCTTGTAGAACTTCTTCTCAGCTATAGTCTCGTTCTTCTCGTTGACTACCTTGATTGTCTTCCAAGCGCCCGTGCCTTCGACAGTGACCTGGTGATCATTGACCATGTCTGGACCATGTTCGCGGAGGACGTCAAACACCTCTTCATGCTCCTCAATTCCCTTGCCGAAGATGATCCTGAACTCGACCTTTCGGAATGGAGGAGCGACCTTGTTCTTGATCGTCTTGCCCCAGACGTGGATGCCGATGACCTCGCCCTGCTTGTTCTCGATGTGCTGCCCAGCGCCAAGCTTGATCCGCACCGAGGAGTGGAACGGGATCGCCATGCCGCCGGGAGTCGTCGTCGGGTCACCGTGCATCACGCCGATCTTCGTGCGGATCTGGTTAAGGATGACGAATAGAACATTCTGATCACCGATGACGCCTGTAATCTTACGCATGCCCTTTGAAATTGCACGGGCCTGGAGACCGATCGTGTCCTTATCGTAAGCGCCCTCGAGCTCAGCCTTCGGAGAAGAGGCGGCCACCGAGTCCCAGATTATCGTGATCGGGACATCCTTCTGCATCGCCTTTGCCTTCAGGATAGTCTGCTCTGCGATGCCAAGAACCTCCTCAGTACAGTGAGTGTCAACATAGACGAACCGCTTTGAGACGTCAACTCCGAGTGCTGCAAGGTTCTCGACCGAGGTGCCGTTCTCAGTGTCGATGTACACCACAATGCCGCCCAAATGCTGCGTCGAACGAGCGATCTGGGTCGCAATGTGGGACTTTCCAATCGAGGGAGGTCCGAAGATCTCGATGATTCTACCCTCAGGGAGACCACCATTGGAGCGGTTCGAGATGATGAGGTCCATCTGCTTCGAGCCAGTGGAGATCCACCTCTTCACGTGTGTCGGCGAAGTGTCTACCGCGAGGTTGTAAGCAATTCTAGATCCATGCTCCTTGTTCAGAGACTTGATGAGATCTGAGGTAAAATCGTCTTCAGATGCGGGGCTCTTCACTTCATTCAGCTTTTGATCTATTGCCTTTCTAGCCATATTTCCTCCTGGGATATTCTACTCAAAGGCCCTGGGCTGTTCACCCAGGGCCTTGAATACTAGCTACATGAGCCAGTTTAGAGAACTACTCGAGGTCCGCGAAAGCGTCGTCGAGGCTCTTGTACTTCGCTCCAACGTCATCAGACTCAGTCTTAGCAGTCTGGGTGCGACCGCCACGGGAAGCGCCTTCGTTCTCGCTAGAAGAGGCAGAAGACTCAGGAGAGCCCTGGTCACCATTGAGCCAGGCGTTAACGATATTCTCAAGCTCGGTCTCGGACTTGATAGGATAGAGCTCGAGAAGATCAGGGATAGTGGTCATCCACTCCTTCGCCTTCTTTTGGTCCTCATTGAGCTTCGAGATCTTAGCGCGGGGAGAGACCTTCGTGTCAGCGTACTGCTTCCCAGGAGGCTTGGAGCAGATCACTCGGACATCGCGACCCTCGAGGGCATCAGTGATGTCTCCATAATCCTCATCAAGCATGATGTTGTAGATGTCCTGCAGGACCGTCTTGCCGAACGACCAGATTCGGACACCCTTGTCCTCCTCACCACGGACGATCACTGGAGCGTAAGCACGCATCTTGGGGTAGAGCTTCTTGGCGAGCTCGTACGACTCCTTGCTTCCCTCAGCACGGAGCTTGTTGATGAGATCTTGGATCGGGTCAGCCTTGCCGAACTGGTGCGG